ACCGGAGGGCAGGTTACCATAACCTGCAGCAGTACCAAATGCCATTGGTTCTTTCCTCTTCTTCTATGAGGTTAGTTGTTAGGGTCTATCCGTCCCTCTTGACGTGCAGAATCTAGTTCGCCTTCCAGCTTTTCGAACTCCCACGGCTTGAGACTACGAATTTCAGAAGCTTTCCAAATTTTACCCTCTACCTTTGATGTAGCCACTTCCCTAGCAGGGGTCTTTGTGACTGCATCAGCAGCGGAAGCTTTCTTGGTCTTCTTCTTGGTTGTTAAGCCTATGTCGGCTTTGTAGAGGTCTATGACCCGTGCCGCCCATTTAGCATCTGTGTTATTTTTGTAGATGCCATCAGAAATAGACTCAGGCTGTTCTTCAAGCCAAGAAAGAAACTTTTCATCCTCTTTTATTTCGTTAAAGTCTGGATGATGAGAAACAAGTTGCTGATACGCATTCTTCTTCTCTAAGTCTTTTTCTCGTTCTTTGATCGTTCCCAATTCCTCACGGAGTTGAGATACCTGCGCCTCTGTTTGGAGCGAAGAAACGGTTTGCACCACATCGAACACCTCTGGATACTGGGCCTTGAATTGTTCTAGTTCTTCTACTGTCTTCGGCATCGCTACGTTGTTTGGCATTTCTACCTCGCGTCTTTCTAGAGATTGTCGAAGATCGTTGATTTCACCTTTGAACTCGTTGACCTTAGTATCGTAGTGACGTTTGAGATCGTCGTATCGTTTCTTGTAATCGTGTTCAGGCTCTTGTTTCTGTTCTACGAAGCTATCTGCTTGTTGCGGAGTGGCCTCTTCGGTGTCCGCTTCTTGCGCTTCTACAGTCTCTTCCGCTTCGTTGTCTTCATCGTCATCTTTGTAGACATCTTCGCGGTGCTTCCCACGATATAACGAATCATTGTTGATTGTTCCGAATGAATCGTTTGGTTTGTTGGCACGGTGGCCTCTTGGTTTTGCCATTTTGTTACCTCTTGTTAGCGGGGCTACTTTGGCTTGTAGGTAGCCGCTTCGGTTGTGTCGGGGCCGCTAGGCGGGTAGCCGACGAATCTCTTTACTTTCTTTTTTTAAGGCGGCGCGATCCTGCTCCTTTTTTGCGAAGTTGTATCATGCGCCCTTTATTTTCTTCAGTTTTTTCTGCTTGCTCTTCTTGCATTCTTTCTATAATTCTACTGATTACATCTGGACTAATTCTTGACAAGTCGGGCATACCACGAGTCAAGGCTTGTGCTTCTGCAAGCCTCTTTGCATGATTAGCCTTTTTAAACTCTTCACTTACAGCAGTAAGTCTGGGGAAATTTTTTAGTTCGGGATACTTTTTAAGATACGCTGCTTTAATAACGGGACTTGCTGTAGCCTCTATGTAGTCACCAAACATTCTTTCATAACTAGCTTTTGCCATACGTGCTGCTTTTTTGTCTTTAGGTAGCATACCCAGCACTGTGTCAAATGCAATTTGTTTGGCTCGTAGTTCCTCCAGATACCTAGATTCCAATTCAAATGCTTCGTAGGGATCAAAGTCCGCTCCCATCACAGGGGTTTTATCCTGTTCCTCTTTCATTTTTTCAAGTGCTTCCCTATCGAATAAATCTTCTAAACGAAGCGCGGGTTTTGGCTTATACGGATTTTTTCTAGTAGCTGGGTTTCTATCTCTTTCAGCATCTAGGTGAGCTATTTCCTCTGCCATAATAAACAAGTTTAAAAGCGTAGGTGTTCTAGGTATGTTTATTACTTTTTGACTTGGGTTAGCAAAAAATCTGCCTCTAGGAGCCGTCATTTGATTTACTCTACCTATTTCATCGTAGTAATCTTTTTCTGCACTACCTGATTTAAAATACTCAGATAGAACGGTTATTGGATTGCCCTTGTCTTCGAAGTTTTGTGCAGCTACCTCGTCCATCAAAAGATTCATTTTTCGACTAACTTCATCTCTAATTATTTTATCTTCGTAGTTAAGAATTTCTGGGTCTATTTCCTTTTTTTTTCTGTTTACGAATCCTTGTTCTTCTAGTCTGCCGCCTTCAAATGCACCTGTTGGACGTTGACCATTTTCTTTGATACGCTCATTAGTTTCTTTTTTGCCGCGATTGTTGATCTTCTCTAGGCGGTCATACCCAATGATCTTGGCAAGAAACGCGGGAACGATGACCTCACCCCTCGACACTGCTACCTCTAGCATCTCTTCAGACGGAGGTTGAATACCCTTCTTCTCAGCTTCCTTGTACGCTGCGTTGAGCATAGCCATGATGTCTTTTTCGCCAGCAAACTCTACGGCTGCAGCGTTGATCACAAACGTACCCTCTGGGACGCTCATAGGCTTGTCGTCAGCCACTGTAGCAGCTTCGGATACCTGTGATGGCGGACGCTCTACAAAACCCGCTGGTGCGGCTGCTACGCCGCCTTCTTGTAGGCCGACGCGACCACCCTCTTTAAATCTAAAGCCACGATCACCGCCATATCTGTCTGATTCTTCTGGTCGATCACTGCCTGAATAACCGCCGCTTGCTGGTCCACTGGGCTTATTGGGGTTATTATCTTGCGCCGCGCCACTTTCCCTATTCGGGTTATTGTCCTGTCCCGCGCCTTCATCTGACTTTTCTGGACTTTCAAGCAAATCAATTTTTGTTACAGGGGGACGTAAGCTACCCTCCCCTGTCATTGCAGGTAGCGCATCAGTCGTCGGTGTGTCGTCCTCATCTGCGCCACCCGTAAGAAGTCTAATTCCCTCTATGCTCCGTTGCTTTGCTAACTCATTGTGTAAATCTTTATCCATGCGTATGGATCTAAATACAAGACCTGTACTAGGAGCGTGTTTGCCCTTCATAATCGCATCTAGCTGCTGCTTAAAGCTAACCATGTCCGTAGTTGACCCGTTAACAAATTCATTTCGAATTGTAAGTCCTTGTGATTTTGCATTTTGAACCAGCTTGTTAAACTCAGACTCCCTTAACTGTTGTGATGCGTTAGCCCCTAGTTGGTTTGCTCCCGCATAGCTGTAATTAGTGCCAAAAGCATCTAGGCTGTAACCCCGATTAGTGTGAGCAGCCGCGTGTCCATCGTTGCCTTTGCCCTGTCCTGCAGGTCCAATTTCCACATCCGTAATCATCGATCCCGGAAGAAACCCATTCTGTATGGCATCGATACCCGCTATCTGGGACTGTGTGTAATTACCTGTAGTTCCGACGTAGTTACGACTTCCGGGGGCGCGGGATATGGTTTGTCCGTCGAGTGTGAAGAAGCTTCCGCCGCCCTGTGCTTCTATGGCTTGGGCATTTTCATAGTGTTGTTTTCTGTTTAACTGGGCCATGACTTGCAAGCCAGCCCCTCCTACTGGACCGAAGCCTGTTATCATTCCTAGCCCTGTGCCAAGTGCTGCTGTTGCTTTGGTTTGAGGATCTTTTATATCAAAAAATTCTGAAAAACTACCCGAACGATCTTCGGTAGCTTTTTCGCTGTAGGCTGATTGTCTGTTGTTGTAGTTTACGACGTATGAAGTTGGGCTGGCTGTTTCAAAATTAAAATCTAAAATAGTTCTTCCATCTTCACCACTCACAGGATTTAATATTGAACCCTGTGTTATGGGAGGAGTGGTTTCTGTTTCTTTTTCTCCTGCTGCAGGAGCAACGTCAGCCTGTATTCTAACAGGATCGTAGTAATTTATAAATCGTCTTTGGTACTCGTCTTGAGTTAATTCTTGCATAGAATCATCTCTGTACGAAGTTGTTGTCTGTTCAGCCATTGTTCTTTACCACTGCCTCATAGCTACTCTTCAGTTGTAGGAGTGTTTCCAGTAAAGCCAGCTTCCCCTGCAACTGGCGCAGTTCCGACTCCGATTGTGCCGTTACCACGGCCCGAATCGTCAGTGCTTTGATTTCCGCTAAATACTCCCGAAGCGGCTCCCATTCCTTGCTGTTGAGCATCGGGGCCAGCTTCCGGGCTTGGTCCTTGTTGAGCATTTGCCATCATCCCTTGTAACATCTTTGCGTACATCTGTGCTTCATTGACATCGTTAACTAAGCTGTCAGGATCGATGTCTTGCGAGATAGCCAACTCACGCATCAGGTTGGGTATCTTTACAAACGGAGCAAGCATGGGGTTAGCTACAGTTTGTAACAACGAGGTTAGTCGTTGTGTACGCACTTCTTTTTGCATGACTGCTGCTACACCACGAGGCTTGATTTCCAAGTCTCCCGCAATCTCCTCCATCTTTTCGCTGAACTGCATGTTCCACTGAAAGAATGCTTCACCGATAGGACGTAGCAAATAGTCATCGATATTCTTGATTACAGTCTTCATCGACAGTCCTGCAGATCCCATCAACATAGACAGTCCTGCTGCTGTGCGTCCGGTGCCCGTTACCCCTGTTTGACCGTGCATGATCGACGGTATGCCCGTTTCCTCGTCAGCCAGTTGCCGCGATATCTGATACATCTGTATGTTTTCAGGTGCGGTGTTCGGAAACTTGAGGCCGTTGACCGCTGTGCCCGTCACACCAGACTGCCGACGGAATATCTTGCCGGGGAAGATGTCCATGTTCTGTCCGGGAACGAGTGATGCTTCGTCCACATCAAAGACAAGGTTACCAGCTAAAGCGAGGTTGTCGATTGCCATACGAACGTGTCCGTTCATTAGCATCTGTGCGTCTTCCATATTCTCCGCTACGCCAACGCCCCAAATCTGGTACGGATTAATTTCGAACGGGAACGACTGAAACGGTATACGAGCAGGTGTGAACGGATTGACTACGCATCGTATTACTCGTGTGCCACACACCCAGACGTTGACCTGCATCTGGTCGAACTCTGACATGTCCTCCGCACCCTCTAGGCCAGTTTCTTTGGCAAACTCAGAGTCGAGGACGCCCCAATACTCTAGAACTTCATACCTGTTTTCTTGTACGTGAGGTTCCGTTTCGTCCTCGCGGATTGTGTCCTCATAGTATTTGTCCTCGTAGTTCGGACCTTTGGCTAGACACTCTTCAATTTCATCTGCGTAGAAGTGTGGACGCATAATTAGGCCACGAAGTTGTTGTCTGTTCATACGATGCCGCTGGATTACGTATTCACAATCCTCTACAGATGTAGCTGCAGGGTCGGGATGAAAGTCCCAAATAGATACGTACTCTATACGCGGCACAGTGCGTTCGTACGGAGTGTATTCACGCTCACCGTTTTCATTTCGTGTCCACTTATGTACACGCTTGTAAAAGTTAAACGGACCCTTAACAACTCCCGTGCCGTAAAGTGAGGACTCAAACACAGCCTTGCGAAACTCACTTACTGCGTTACTGTCGAGAAGTTGGTCGTGTATGCACTTCTCCATCATACGAGCCTGTTCTTTTGCAGGTTCGAATTGTGGTTCTCCGACTTTGGCAGGGCCGGGAACAAGCATATCTCCAAACTCTTTGCCGTAAGATCCTAATACATGTGGACCTTGTGCTGCCATAGCACCCGGCTCTAGGGTTCTGCCATCGCCCGGAAAACCGTACGGATCTTCTGGAGGACTGATTTCGTCTGCTGGGGTACGCATGTGAGCAAACTCTTCTATACCCTCTGGCATAGGAGTCGGCTCAACAACGATGGGAAACTTCTTATTTGCAAACAAGATATCTATGATCTGCCCGTAAGCAGCTAAGACTTTCGTCTTTGTTATCTTGATGAAGACCTTCGATCTTTCGCTATCACGGTACTGTGTAGTCGAGTCGTAGATTCCCCTGAAGTTTTTGTAGGCTTGAAGCCACCGTTGCTCATTGGAAAATCTACCGTTTTCCGCATCGTCGAATTTAGCTCTGATGTGCCCCGCTAAACCGGGCATTTGATCATCAGGATTCACGATGGGAATAGCAGCATCCTCATCTGGCTCTAAGAAGTTATCAGCCATCTACTTTTCCCTATTAGCTAAAGTAGTTTCTGTCTTCAGCCATAGTATTGAATGAAGCTTCTACAGTAGGCTTGGTTTGTTTTTTAGGCATGTCTTCTGTAAGGACGTCAGTTTTAGCACGAGTGTCAAACTCCAAGCCCTCACGATAGAGCTTTGTTGCACCCTCGTCTGTATCTACAGCAACTTTGTCGGCATTCATAATGTACGCCTCACCGTAGTTGTAGTTACCAGTTGTAGTGTTCGCCATCGGAATCTCCCTTTAGGCTATATTTATTGAGTGATGAAGCCTTGTTGTGAATTAAGGGCAGCTTCAGGTTCCCTATTTTTTTGTATAAATCCTGCATCTTCTGTTGCGATACTGGACATGTCGTCTACGTCCTTTTGGATTACAGACTGTCGTCGCATAAGTTCTAGTTTGGGGTCAGTAAATTTACCATCAGGTTCTGTGTATCTGATGTTAGGTTGCAGCATACTCTCTTCAGCAGTAGCCATTCTAGAACGTCCTATGCTTTCAAGGTATCGTGTAAGTTCGTTCTTTTCTGAGGGCGGTTGTAGAGGTGGGTCTATCATAGTTTCTTCTGGGCCAGCTTGTTTAGCCGTTGGTTCTATGATCATACTTGCAACTGATGCTGGAAGAGTTGTAGCTTTAGTGAGTAGTCTAAATGCTCCCTCTATCGCCTCATCTCGTGCGATCTCTCCTAAAGTCTCTTTAGGATTTTCAGCTAGATTGTACAGTAAATTACCTACTATAGTGCCAGTGAGTAAACCTCCCGCTGTTCTTTTTATTGTTTTACCGGAGGCTTTAACCTTTTCCATAAACTTATCGAATACACCATCTTCTTTGAGCTTTCGTTCTAGCTCTGGAGTTAAGTCTATTGTGTCACCTGCCGCTTCTTTGAGAGGGGCAGCGACTGTGGGTTTAGCAGTGACAGGCTTATCGAAGTACCCTTCGTATCCGGGAGTGTCGGCAAAAACACGAGGTTTTTGCATATTTAATACCCGGTCAAAATCAAGACCACTAATTTCTGCAGCCTCTGCAAAAAATCCAGAATATGCAGAGGCGTGTTGTCTATCCAAATCACTTATAGCAAAAGGAAACGCTACTTGGTACACTTCTAGGGCACCCGTTGATATATTTTTTCTGATGCTTTTTGTGCTTCGCCCCTCTAGGTATGCAATTCTGTGGTCTGGAATACCAATAGCTTCTCCTAGTGTAGCATGTATATTTCTTAGAAGGCGTGATCCAGACTTGACTTGTTTATCTAAACCCTCTGGACTCAACGTATCGTAGAATGTATCTGTTTTTACATCGTATGTTAATTTGTCAATTTTAATGTCGCGCATGACATCTGTGACATTTCCCGTGCGCATTCTTACTATTTTAGGTATATTTTTCCCCGGCTGATTCCGTTTACCTAGTCTAAAAAATATACGATTTTTACCGTCAGCATCTGCGCCTAATCCATTATTTTTACGTTCTTGAATAAATTCTTGAATGATAGAATCCGCCATAGGGTTTAGCGGAATATTTACAGGATTGCCTTTTGTGCCAGCTACCTCTCCGGGAATATATAGCGCACCCTTTTTTGCGTCGTAGTGGTGTGGTTCTAGCTGCTCAATGACCTCTGAACGAAGACCTGTATTGAGCAGAAATACAGCAGCTAGTGCTTCCTTACGAACGGCTGGATCATCAGCTTTGGCAGCGAGGCGTGAAAAAAACTCTTGCTGAACATCCCTGTCAGGATTAATAGCTATTAAAGACTCTGATTTTTTAGGCTCAAGCCTACCAAAAATTCTTTCGTTTTTATCGCTTTTTGTTGCAGAGTCAGGTAAAAACGCATACCTGCTATCCGTTTCTGCTAATCCTTTTTTAAGTAAGTTGTGACCTATCAGACGCAGGTTTAGCATAGTTGGTTTTAAATTATCTTGGTCTTCTGGCAAATCTTCTAAGACTAACGAAATTGGAGTTTTACCATCTTCTCCGGGGATAAACAAATCGAGGGCAGAACCGGGTTCATCTGCTATGTCACTAAATAGTCGCACCGTAGACGAAACAAAACCACCGGGGTTTTTTAATCCCTTACCACCAACAGCTATATCATTCGCGTAAATCGTAGCTGCTTCTCTGAGTGTGAGAGTGCTGAGATCAATGTTTTTAGTGTCAGACTTTGCCATAGGTTAGTACCCGAATACTTCATCTTGAACTTGGTGAACTTGATTCTTTATCGCACCTAGTTGTTGGTGTATAGAAGCGTAGCCGCTCATCCGTGTCATCATTCCATAACGTAGAGCGTCGTATGCGTGATCCTCTGCCTTCGTGTCTACATCTTCGCTGTTCGTTTTAGACAGGGGTATACCTGCTATTTGCTTGACGATGTTTTGACAGCTAGAGAAGAAGCGTAGACGAGGTTCGTTTGTGTACGGATCGTTGGCTAGGCGTCGATGTATCTCCATCTTGCCCTGTATACGATTGCGGTCTGCAGGAGTCCAACGCACACCTGCTCTCATCATCACTTCTGCGATTGAAGGCCCAAAACCTGTCTTGTTCCAGCAAGACGAGTCAAGGACCGTGTAGTGCGGTAGAGGATCTAGTTGTTCGGCTTCTAGTATTCTAGCGGCTAACTCTTCCGCTGTCAAGTGTTTTTGGTATAACTCTCTGTAGATCCAGATGTTGTTGTCCCAGTCGATGGCACCCCAGAGAACACAAGATGGTGCAGCGTATCCGTAGTCCGCCATACGTAAGCGGGGCCAGTTCGTCGGAAGTTCGAAGGGTTCTACGACGTGCTTCTCACGAGAGAACTCTGGGAAGGCTGCTCCTTCCGCTACATCCCAGTCACCCTCTAGAAGTCTTTTGCGTTCTACATCCGGTAGAGATCTGAGCATCGCTTCGTACTGACCGTCTGCCATGAGGTACGGATTGTCAGTCAAACGTGCTGGGACGAACTTGCGATAGAAGAGAGGCTGTCCCGCTTTTTCGTGACCATCGGGCCACAAGAACTCTTTCTTTGTTTCTACATCGAAAGCAGGGAATGCCTTGTTGGGTTCGACTCCTTCTATGTAGGTTTTCTTGACCCACCAACCTCCCACTCCCCCCGGGTTGGCAGTGCAGCGCATGTACAGGTGTTGCTGGAGTTCAGGATCAGTAGTGCGAAGGCGAGAACGCAAGTAGTCCCAGACATAAGGCGTGGGGTATTGTGTGATTTCATCGATGCCTATCCAGTTGAATGCTTGTCCTTGAAAACGGGTTACGTCTTTGTCCTTGTCGAGGTAGGTGAACCATATCGTAGCACCAGACGGAAAGTGCCACGTAGACTTCGACTCACGGAACTTCGCTCCGGGAAACGCCTTGATGTATAGTTGGCGTGACTTGTCGATAAGTTCGGTTAGTTCATCAAGAGTACGGCGCAGGAGTAGACCACGATGGTTAGGATTGTGACAATAACGTAGCGGGTCCGCAAGAAGCGCAAAACTTTTCCCTCCCCCGGCGGCCCCTCCGTAAAGAACGTCACGTTCGCCAGCAGACAGGAAATCTTCTTGGGGACCGTCGTTAGGCTTGAATATAACTTCTGCATCTTCGACGAGGTCAGTGACCGGAGGGGGCAGATCGGCAAGATCCCCCTGATCGATAACTGTGGTAGCTTTGGCGTTGAGGGCATTTTCAACTTTGCCCATGCTAGTTGCAATCTTCTTAGCATACTTGCGCTTACCCTCCGCTCGTTTGGTTACCTTCTCTGCACTCTTCTTGGCTGCTGTAAGTTTCTTTTGGGCGGCACGACGGGCACGTTCCCGCTTGGACATGTGGTACGTGGCTTTGGGAGCATTAGGATCTTTTTTAGGGCGTCCTGCCAACGTCTAGTCTTTCTCTGCTGATCTCTCTGCAGATCGTCCCTTAGATGAGGGATAGTACTTTTCTAGCATGTCTGTTACGTATTCCCCACCCTGTACATCGTCGTAACCAAGTATTTGGGCATTACGATAGAGCATCTGACGTGCTTCGTTTTTTGTTTTTCCTTCGAAATCTTTTTTTGTGAGAAGATATGGCCTCACTCTTTTCATTACATCTCTAACTAGTTCCATCGATCACGACCTCTTTCTTGGGTGGTAACAGGACCACGCCGTGCATAGCCGTTACATTGTGGTTGATTGTTTCTGCTTGACGTACTCCTACACGATTTAAGAGGCTCTCAGCGGCCTTGAGGCGTAGGTCATCACCTCGTTCGGGGGCAGGGTTGTCTATTGTGTCTACAAGGCGTGTAGCGGCCTTAAAAGCGTTCATAGAGAGCACGTCTTTTGTACGTTCGACTATCTCATCAGCTAGGTTTTTGCGTAACCAACCTGCAGATCCCTCCGAATATCCCGCATCTACGGCTGCTCTGGTCACCTGACCACCATTTTCGAACAGGATATCTAGAAATTTGCTCTGTTTTTCGGTTAGTTCACGCTTTTTGGTGCGCGGTTGGGGCAAGAGGTTCATAATTTATGTGCTTTCACCATCATTGTACTCACAACGGTAGCCTTTTTGGATTAGATACGGGAAAAGTAGCCGCGTATCTTCTATCATAGTGGCAATTCGCTGCTCACACGCCTTCTCTGTGAGGTACGGACCCTTGTTGTCTATGGCTTGCATACATTCATTAGGTTGATACATAGAACATAGCAGCAACATCGCTGTGTACATAGTCGTTCTTTCTTTTTTTGAGAGGGTGTAGGTGTGAGTTCGTGTAGCCACAAGCTCGCTTTTTACAGAATATGCTTCGAAATCGGGGAGATGTGCTATTTTCGAACCAACCTACGCCCCTATTATGGGGATACGTATCATATAAGTCAAGAAAAAAATAATTTGGTCTTGACAATTCCGGTATACGACTGTACAATCGGGGTACCCCCGCCGGGATACATCCATATGTAGGGATGATTCGCCGGGGTTCCTCCCTACA